GCGCCCTTGGCGCCAAACCCCTGTGCTAGGGGCGTATTGTCCAAGGATTGAATACGAAAAAATCACCATTACCACCAAAATCGGCTTATATACCTATATAAGCGGTGCGCCGTTTTTGGTGGCAACTACTCATTTGGGTCATTCAAAAAGCCGCTTTCTGCTTCTTTAACTGCGTCGATGTACATCGTCATCATGCGAGTGCGACCTCGTGAGCCCTCAACCTCAATTTTGCGCTTTTCGATGGCGCACCAATCGCTGTCCGCCCACCTTTGAATGCTCCGAATATTCGGCTTCACTTCGTACCCCTCCGGGTCTATGCGCGTGCCGATTCGCTCCAGCAAATCCTCTTGGGTGACGTATCCGTTATCGTCCGCACAACCATCTGCCACCGCCGCATCGTAAGCGTCCTGCATGAGCTCCGCCGCTTCCTTCTGGATGCGGTGGTTCTTCGCCAGCTTACTCTCGCGTCCCTTGGCGAATGGGTCAGCGCCTTCCGTCTCAAACTTCGCGAGCATGCCTGTTGGGTCGTCGTAGAACCTTGGCCACTTGAAGATGACGTCGCGCTCTGGCGGCGTTGGAAAGCTTCGTGTGGTCATGGATACGCGATAGGCCGGACAATCATTCAAGCGTGTGCGGCGAAACTCCTCCGGAATCTCCAGCGGTGTAAAGTCACACATAGAGTCCGCGTCACGTGCATAAACGCCAGAGCCACTCATGCGGTCCATTGCTTTCTTCTGGCCGGCTGTACCCTTTGGATGGTGGTGCGCATAAACAACAGCGCATCCGCACTCCTCGGTGATACGGTCGATGGCGTTGGTGAACTCTGCCACCATGCGTGAGTCGTTATCGTCTCCGCCGTTGACCTTATAGACCGGGTCAACGATGACCATGGTGAAGAAACCCTTCTCTCCATGCGCCAAAACACGACGAATCAGTATCGGCGTTAAGTCCTTCATAAGGCGAGCCTTACCGCGCAAATTCCATGAATAAAAATTGGTCTTTAAATCATCGAGTGCGCCAGGCTGTTTATCGCCATGGCGAGCATCCCAAACCGTGTGGAGACGCTGCCTAAACTCATTCGCTTCAATCTCCAAGTTTACGTATAAAACGCGTCCTTTGATACATGGCATACCCAGCCACGTACTACCCGTACAGACCGCTTCGGCTAAGTCAATGAGCGCGTAGGATTTGCCCATCTTAGAGTCGCCCGTGAGAATCATCTTCTGGCCCTGGCGCAGAAGTCCCGCGCCCTCGATACCAATAAGCGGCGCGTTCAACTCCACCGGCTCGTCCCAGTCTGAACAATCGGCTTCGTCTGGCAAATCGTCTTCAGACTCGTCCGCCCACTTCTCCCATTCGTCCCAGTCCTTGCATCCAATGTTGAGCTTTAGAAGTCTCTGACGATTCTCGCCACGGGTGATTCCTGGCATACGTGAGAGACGGCTGGGATTCTTGTTGGCCATGTCCGGCGAGAACTTACGACGCGCGCAGAACTGATACAGCTTCTCCACGCGCTTCCTATACAAGTTTTCATCGGTGCCTGCGTCAATGTGGACGATAGCGTGAACGCTCTTGTTGCCGCTTGATACCACAGCTACACACGGAAGCTTCATCGCCTGGATCATGCCAAGCTGCTTTTCCACTTCCAGTGTGTCAGACTCAACAAGCGCGTATCTAAACTCCGTGATGTTTTGGTTGGAGCGTCCCTTACCGTCTACCGGATTAAAGCAGATCCATGCGCCCGCTTCCGGGTTCCAGTCGCCCAGCACTTTGCCTAAGTCTCCGCCGCACTTTGCGAGCTCCTCTCGAAGCTCGCCTGCGTTTCTGTCCCAGTGGCCACGCTTAGGCATGTAGCGCCCATCTTTTTCGTAGACCTCATTTACATAGCACACGTTATCGGAATCCTCAAACACCGCCGCCAGGTAGTCCGTCAAGTCTTTAGCTTGGTCCCACTCGCCGTCCATAACATCAACGTCAACCTCGTCTGCCCAGTCTGGTGTAATGCCAGAAACGTCGCCTGGGTCAATGATTTCATCGTCCCATCCAATGGCGTAACTCTTCGTTCCTGGCGACCATCCACGGGCACGCGCGAACGCGATAATGGTTCCGCTTTTAACGCGTGACGGTGAGCGTCCGAAGCTTTTCCACTTACGCTCGCACTCGCCCTCGTGGTAGCGGTAGATGTCCATACGGCTCCACGCGTCCCAGTCCTGCCACGTAAAGCCGGACTCATGAAGCGCCATACCACAGTCCACCCACTGCTGATAGTCAAGCTCGGAGGGGTCTATCCAACTAAGCGCCTCCAGAAGGTCTTTGTGGTCGTCTTTATTTCCCATAGTTGTTCACCACATCAACAAGCGCACGGTAAAAAGGCATGATTTTCGTGAATGCCTTGCTCGATGGCATGTCGACGACCTCAATACCACACGCCTCGGCCACGCGGTTTTCAATCTGCGCGCCTTTGCTCTTCGTCCATCCAGGAAGAAGAATCATCACCTCATACATCGGATAATAAGGCTCGTCTTCGCCGTCTCTAACTCTAAGCGATAGAGCCTGTAAGCATGTGGCCATGGCGGCCTCGTATGGAGAGTCTGAAGGTATTTCTGTGGCTGGATTGAACACCATGCCATCGCTTACCTTATGCAGAACTTTCTCCATAAAGACAAAGGGACATCTGTAACCCTTCACACCCGTGATTGGTCCAGACAGGTACACATTTTTACCCTTTAGGAAATAAAGGTCGCTGTCCGTGATACTTTCTGCAGCAAGCTCCGCGAGCTTGTCTGTGTATTCATCGAGGTTCATCATTTCAATACATCTCCTAGTCCTAGATTTGCGAACAGATCTGCGAACTTGTCGATTCTTGTCTTTGCTTCTTCGTTAGCGAGTGGGCCGTTGATGAAGTCTTCCGCGTACTTCAGCGCGTCCTCTACGCTTTCCTTCTTGGCCACTGAGACAATGGTGCAAAGTGCCGCAGTAAATCCTGCGTCGAAGCCTTCTTCGCGGCCAATGTTATAAAAGTCCTTAGTTAGTGCCTTCAGAAGCTCAGCATCAAATGCAGACATTCCGATTTCTTCAAGATCCATTAGTCTCTCCTTAGTGGCATGCTTGCTACCATCGCGACAATAATTGCGATAACTCCGATACCTGCAATAACTGCAACGTTTTGGGTATCTCCCGTTGCGGGAAGTACAGCCTTCTTCTTAGCCTTCTTCACTGGCTTTGCTGTCTCAGTCTTAGGCTGTGGTTCTGGGTCTACGTCCTGTGGAGTAGGCTGTGGCTGTGGTCCTGGATTAGGCTCTGGTGTTGGCTCTGGAGTAGGTGGAGTCTCCGGCTCAGTTGGTCGATTGTCGCCGTTGCCGTTTCCGCCGCTGTCTTGGCTGACAAACTGATAACGCGAGCCCTGCGTGGTCTCGCGGCTCTTTAGCTGGATAGAGTTCGAGGTCGTCTCTGTTCCTTCGGTTTCGTAGTACATGAAGTATTGGTTGCCTTGGAAGTCCACGCTGCTCAAGTCCCAAGTGAAGCCGCTGCCGTTAATGGTTGGCTCGGGAACGTTCATGCGCACCCAGCTTGCGGGGTCGGCGTTGCCATATGCGTCCATATGAACGCGGTAGAGCCTAAACGAGCCAGGAATAATGCGCGTACCTTCCTGCGCGGTGTCCTCTAGTACAACGTTAGTGAGGCTGTCCGCTGCGTGGTTGAGTCGCACCGACCATTCGACCGTGCCGTGGTCGGTTTTGACGCCCCATTTTGCGATAATCTCGTGTTCAATAGTTCCGTAGTGACGTGTCTCGAAGCTGGTCTCGACAACCTGTCCAGTAGCTTCATCAATGAGTCTTAGCGTGGTTGTGCCTGCTGCTGCGTCACCCTTAACGTGTGCAGCAAGCCAAAGCGTACCTTGTACGTTGTCCTTGCCTTCGACCCACGCCGTGTAAGTGATCGTGACGCGTCCGGGTGTTACTTGCGCCGTTGCCATAACGCCGCCGTCTGGCGCATAGATGTTAAAACTCGCAGCGTTAGTCGCTGGGAAGTCGAGAATATCTGGGATACCCAGCGAGAACGTGTCGCCCTCGTGAACCTCGCCTTGCGCTTGCCAAGACGCTGTCAAGTAGATGTCTTGGTTTGTGAATGCAGCGGTTAAGTCCTGCTTGTTTTTGTCG